GCCATATTCAGAGTTAATTGCGCCGTCTGTGGATATGTCTGACGACCAGCCGGAAGTAACGTCAACCGTCACCAACCCGGCGACGGGTCGCGAGGAGTGTCCCGAAGGATATATTTTTGATGAAGATTTGAACGCCTGCCGCCTCGACACACGCGGCGGCACAACAACAGCGCCAGACGCCCCAGCAGCGCCCGGTGTTCCCGGCGCGCAGTATGCACGCACTGGGCTGCTGGACGTGGCTCCAGAGGGCTTGATGGGCTTCCAAGAGCGCTACGGCGCGGGCTTCGGCACACCGGCAGACTTTGGTGCGGCGAACCTTGCTTTCCGACAGCAAGGTGCTATATCTCCAGAATATTATCAGACACCCCCGAAACTGACAGGGTACACATTGCTAGGATGAATGAGGGCAAGACACGGCAGCGACAGGCTCGCGCCGAAAAAGCCGCAGCACTGCTGCGAAACGAACTTTTTGTTGAGGCTTTTGAGTTCCTCGACGAGCAGTTTGTCGATGCTTGGAAGACATCCGGCATTGATGATGAGGAGGCACGCGAGAAGCTGTTCCAACTGATGCAGGCACTTAACGCAGTCAAGGGGTACTTCCAGAGCGTTGTCGAGGATGGTAAGCTGGCACAAGCGCAGCTTGACGAATTTAAGCGGTACAGCCGCGTAAACTAGGAGTTTTTTTTATGTCCGACAATCCGCAAGGAACCGGCCCCATTTCTTTTAATGATGCAGTTTCTCTTCTGAACACACCCGCACCGGACACCGTGACAGAAGAGCAGGTCGAGGCACAAGAGCCTCAACAGCCTGAGACCGAGGCGTATGAGCCGGAGGCGGAGAACGCAGACGCGACCGTCGAAGACGATTACGAGGAGGACGATGAGGGCGAAGACGCCTACGAGGCGGATGACGATGACGAGTACGAAGAGGAGCCTGTCCAGACCTACACCGTGAAGGTGGACGGTCAGGAACTAGAGGTAGACCTCGACGAACTTCGGAATGGTTACTCGCGGCAGCAGGCGTACACTAAGCGTTCGATGGAGTTAGCCGAACAGCGCAAAGCCTTTGAGGCGGAGCAAGCTGAGACGAAACAACTTCGAGACGCTTACGCGCAGCAACTTGATCAAGTGGCTGCCCAAATCCATCAGGCAACCCATCAGGAACCTGACTGGAGAGCATTGGCCGAGACGATGACCGAACGTGATTTGTTTCTGGCGAAGACCGAATGGGACCAGCAGAAGGAATACCAGAAGCAGGTCGAGGTCGAGCGTCAGCGCATCGCGGCGGAGCAATCTCGCGAGCAAGAGCAGAACCTGCGCCAGCACTTAGAAGTGCAGCGTGGCGAAATGCTTAACCGCATCCCTGCGTGGCAGGATGAGAACACTCGCGAGCAGGAGCGCAGGGAAGTGATTACCTACGCTCAGAAGCGGATCGGGTTTAGCGAAGAGGAAATTGCAAACGCATCAGATGCGCGCGCGATTGAACTTCTCTACAAGGCGTGGCGTTGGGACCAGCTTCAAGACAAAGCCCCCGCCGCCAAGAAGCGCACCCGCAAAGCACCGAAGATGGCCAAGGCAGGGCGACCAAAGACCAAGCGCGAAGTTGCTAACCGTTCTCAGCGAGAAGCCCGAAAGCGCTTTGAAAGCGCCGGAACGGTGGACGCTGCTGTTGAGTATCTAATGGGCCGAAAGTAGCCCGCAAAGAAAGGAAAAAGTCATGACGACTTTCGCAACCGCCGCAGCAATCGGCGAACGTGAACAGCTTGCAGATGTGATTTACCGCATCGACCCGGCTGAAACACCAATCTTCTCCAACGTAAAGAAGGAGACATCTAACGGTATCTTCACCGAGTGGCAGGTTCAGGAGTTGGCATCAGCCGCGACGAACAACTTCCACAACGAAGGAAGCGACACAGCGACTGCGGCGGCCACGCCTACCAGCCGTGTCGGTAACTACCACCAGATTTCCAAGAAAGTCTTCGCGACTTCTGGCACTCTGGACGCGGTAGACACAGCCGGTCGCGAGCGTGAACACAACTACCAGAAGGTGCTGAAGGCGCTGGAACTGCGTCGCGACATTGAAAAGATGATTGGCGACACAGACGTTGCTCGCTCTTCTTCTGAGCCACGCAAGTCGGCGTCGCTGTCTTGCTGGATGACCAACGGCTCTGTTGGTGCTGGTTCTGGTGCTTTCGCCACTGGCGACGGTACTGACGCCATCACTAACGGTGACGACCGCGCACTGACGCTCGCCCTCATTGAGGACGCGCAGCAGGACGCTTGGACCGACGGCGGTAACCCTCGCCTCATGATCATGTCCGCCACTAACAAGGCGAATTTTTCTGATCTGTCTGCGTCGGGTAACCTCGTCAGCAACGACGTGAACATGACTGCTGCTAAGGAAGTCACATATGTCGGTTCGACTTCTGTCTTCCTCGGCGACTTTGGCACCATTGAGGCGACACCGTCGCGCTTTATGGGCAACGACCGCGCGTTCCTGATCGACCCAGACTTCGTGTCGATCTCCACACTAAATGGTCGTAACTTCCTTGAGGAAGACCTTGCCAAGACTGGCGACGCAACTGACACGCACATCCTGTGCGAGTGGTCGCTTAAGCCAACTGCTCCGAAGGCGCACGCCGCGATCTTCGATCTCAGCGGTTCCTAATCTAGCAAGGGGGCGGCTTCGGCTGCCCCCTTCTCTATGAGGGCAAAATGAAGCGATACCTCTACACCGACCCGCGCACCCGCAAGGAAGTCACCCTGCAACAGAACAGCGACGGGTCTTCTGTTATTGAACAGCGGCAAGAATTTGGCGGCCTGCTGAAACTTAACAAGCAGATGTCGAACGACTATCAGCCCGGCTCAATGATTGGCAACACGCAGCGTCACATGCAGCATGTGGCGGAAATCCCAAACGTGGTGTACAATCACTTGCTGGAAAAATTTGGCCCGATGCGCGAAAATCCAAAGGCGTGGAAGGCTTGGTTGAATGACAGCGAAAACCGAGGGTTCAGAACGGGCGGCGGACATTTATAATGGCGATTTCGACCTACACCGAATTGAAGGCGGCAATAGCCAACTTCCTCGCGCGTGACGATCTGACCAGCGTCATCCCTGACTTTATCCAGCTTGCCGAGGCGACGATGTCTCGCGAACTGGAGACACGGTCACAGGAAAAGCGCGCCACGGCGACGCTGACCAGCGGCGACGAATACATTGCGCTGCCGACGGACTTGCGCGAGGTGCGCGAGGTCAAGCTGAACACGACACCGCTGACGGTGCTGACCTATTACAGCCCTGTCGCGCTGGACAGTAACTTCTCGTCCGGCGGCACCGGCAAGCCTCTGGGCTTTAGCATTGTCGGCGACGAGATGAAGCTGCGCCCGGTGCCGGACGACGGGTACACTGCTGAGATTATCTATATCGGATCAATCGTGGCGCTATCCGACAGCAACGCCACAAACAATATCTTGGCCCGCTCGCCCGATGCCTACCTATACGGATCACTCGCAGAGGCGTATGCTTACCTGCTTGATGAACAGCGTGCGTCGCAGTATCTGCAACGCTTCAACCTCGCCCTTGAGCAGATCAAGGTCGATGAGCAGCGCGCGCATTACGGCACGGGGTCGCTGCAAATCAGCAGCATTTACGCCCGTCAAAACGCAGCAGTGGAGAGTTAAACAATGTCTGCAATGAGTGATTACTTAGAGAACAAAATCCTAGATCACGTTCTCGGAACAGCGGCTTACACTGCGCCGACAACCGTGTATGTTGGCCTCGCCACCGCGTCGTTTGCTGACGACAACAGCGGCACCGAACTGACCGGCAACAACTACAGCCGCGTCTCGGCTGCGTTTGATGCGGCGGCGTCTGGCACGACTGACAACACCTCGGCGATTGAGTTCGCTGCGGCGACAGGAACGTGGGGTACGGTCTCCCATTTCGGTATCTTCGATGCGGCGTCAAGCGGGAATTTGTTGATCCACGGTGCCTTTTCGACAGGTAAG